GCCTTCACGGTAGGTGAGAGGCTCATCGGTGATCGTGACGAGGCCTGCGGCGCGCTCCTCGGGAGCGTCGTCGGTGGATGCCACCTCGGCCCGCAGCTTGGCGGCCTCGAGGTTGGATACCTGGATCTCGCGCAGCTCCGCGATTCGGGCGTCGAGGACGTCCGCGCGGGTCTTGAGATCCTTCAGGCTCGTATCTTCAGAGTCGGTCAGGTCGCGGGCTTCTTCAGCCGCACGTTCGACCAGGCCGGTCTGGGTGGTGGAGATTTCGTCGCGTTCGGCGACGAGTTGGTCGAGTAACTGCATATCGCACTCCTCAGTCGAGGGTCGTTGTTGAGGGTGCGATTGGGTGCCGGCGATCAACCGGCGGCGCTCACGCGGCGCTCACTTGTTCCTAGAGACTAAACCACGGATGAGACAGCCGGTGGGCTTCTACGTTGCCTCTTCGATCAGTAGCCGGATCATCTCCGACCTGGCGACGTCATGCTCGGCGGCCATTCGGTCCAACGCCTCGAGCAGCTCGGCGGGGCAACGGAACGCGACCAGGTTGTTATTCGACATCAGACAGGAAGTCGTGCAGGGACAGTGGCAGGTCGTGGTCGTCGAGCATCGTCAGGCGACCCGGTTCGGATGCCCCGAAGTACGGAAGGCGAACGAAGTTGCCGGGAGGGCCGAGCGCATGGTCGACACGCGGGTAAATGCTGTCGATGGTGACGCCGGCGACGTCTACGGCGTGGCCGAGGGCGCGGCGCATGTCGTCGCAGCGGACCCAGTCGTCGACGAGCAGCCAGACGTGGATGCCGCCGGATCGGGTGCGTTCGATCCAGGTGCCGAGGCCGGCCCCGTCGAGAACGGCCTGGATGGTGCGGCCGGCGTCGAGGATCTCGGCTTCGGTGCCCTGGCCGCGTCGGCCCGGCTTGTGGACGTCGAGGTCGACGCAGCCCCAGCGGCACATCCACAGGTCGCGGCGGTGCGACTCCTGGTAGATGCGGTGTTGTTCGTGGAATGCCGACGGGCCGCCGGCCCGATGCGTCGGGTCGTACACCATCGGGTAGACACCCATTGGGGCGGTTCCCTCGAGGTGGCGAAGGATCGTGCGGGGCGTGACGTCCTCCCAGATGCAGCGGGGACGGTCGCCGGATGCGCCCCAGGCGTGCGGGAAGCCGGTAAACACGTCGGCGAACAGGTCGACGTCTTCGGCGGTGAGGCCGGAGACGTGGAGCCGGTCAAGTAACCCTGTCGTCATGTATAACAGACTAGCGGAGTCTGTTATACATTGCAAGGATTAGCCGGCGAGGAGGTGCCTCCATTTGGCGAGCCTGGGGGCGACCTGCGGATCGTCGGGGTCGTAGGCGCGCACTGCGAGGACTTTCGCCTCGCCGTAGGCGGCGCTAGTCACTAAACCGACATGATCCAATCTGGCTTCCATTCTGGTGACGTGGCGGCGGCCGTCGCGTGTCTCGGTCTTGTTGCGGATCGGTTGGAATGCTACGGACAGGCCGGTGACCATGCCGTCGGATGCGAGCTGCCGTGATTCGTCGGCGCGTGCCGTTCGGGCCAGCCTGAAATCGGCGACCAGGCCGTCCGCTGTCTTCTCCCACGACATCGACATTCCGACCGGGTGCCGGTTCCGGTCATGCTGCTCGAGCAGCGGGATGCGCGTCCCGCGCTCCTTTATGGACTTGTCGAACACGGTCCGGTGGAAGGTCTCGATGTAATCCCCTGCGTCAAAACTGGAATGCCACGGGGCGACGATGCCGACCAGGTGGTGGCCGTCGTCGTCCTCGCGCAGCTCCAGATATTCGAGTTCTACGGTGCGCGTTTCTATGTTCATAGTTCCAGGTCCTCCTCCACGTCGAGGTCCTCGAGTTTCCTGATTTCAGCCACGGAGAGCCATCCGCCTGCCAGGCCCGCACTGTGGGCGGCGTAGCGTTGTGCCGTGTCGGCCCTGAGGAGCGCGTCGAGGTTGAACTTGGCTTCCTGCCCGCGTGGCAGCAGCGTCGACAGGGCCGCTTCGACTCGGGTCAGCCAGGGCCGCAGCGTGTACGTGGCGAAGAACCGTGCGTCGTCCTGGGCGTTCGCATAGGTCCGGCTGTCCGTGGACCCGACGCCTACCAGGTAGGACGGGACGCCGAAGATGGTGCACACCTGTTGAGCGGAGAATCGGCGAGACTCGACCAGCTCGAGGTCAGACGCGGAGAACGACAGGGTCTTGTAGTCCATGCCGCCGGACAGGACAGCCGGGGAGCGTTGCCGGCCGCCATGCGCCGCGACAAATTGCGCCTTCGCAGCGTCAGCCTCAGCCTGGGTCAGCTCCTGGTCGCTCGACAGGACACCGGCCGGGATGGCCCCGTTGACGTACAACTCGGCGGCGTGGTCTTCGCCGGCGATGGCGAGGCCCAGGGCGCGGCGTTGCATCGCCAACGGGCCGAGGCCGATGTCGTGACCCGGCAGGGTCAGGCCGCGAATGTGAAGCACGTCCTCGGCGTCGTATGCACGGCCGGCGACTGAATAGAACCGGACACCGTCACGGACCGTCAACGCGACAGCAGCCGGGGCGAGCACCAGGAACGAACGCGGATGCCCGAGGGAGTCACGATTGCCGACGAGGAGGTATGCGTTGCCGTCGATGAGCAGCGACACGAACACCGCCGCCAGGGTCGACATTCGGGTGTCGCTCGGGTCGGGATGCTTGAGCACATCCGGCGTCCGGTTCAGTTGCATTTTGCCTCGGAACGAATGCAGCGGCAGCGACGCGGCGGTGTCGGAGATGATCTGGACGCATCGGTATGCGGCCGGAATCGACAGGGTCGTCGACTCGGTGATCGACAGCGGCCCGGTGAGTGGCTGCGGGGCGAGTCCACGGCCTGGAAGGGTGAACCCGGTTGCACGTTCGACCGGGCCTTGGAACGTGCGAAGCAGCATCGGTTACCTTCTGACGGATTCGGAGCGCATCGTGCGCTCGAGGGCGAGACCCACCAGGAGACAGAAGACGCCGAAGGCCCCGAGGAACAGCGCAGTGCCGGCGATCGTCCAGACGGCCCAGAACACAGCCGCGAGGCCGGCCACCTGCAAGAGGGAGGCGAACGTCTTCATGTGTGCATCAGAATACGGCAGGTTTCGGACGCACGGCGGCACCTGCGACAACTCCCCAGCGTGCCAGGGTCGCCGCGACCAGGGGTGTGATGTCGACCGTGGAGCGCCGGTTCCATGCCCACTGTTCCGCCAGTTTGCGTTTCGATGCTGCGCCGACCGCGTCGGTGAGTAGACGGTCGCCGAGGTGCGTGACGGTTCCGTCGATGACGGCGTCGTAGAACGATCCGCAGGCGCGGGCGTAGTCGCGCATCCCGACGGGCATTACCTCGACGCCGGCCTGCTCGAGGGGGACGATAAACGACCCGGCGGGGCTGCCGCCGTCGATGACTACAGGGGCGTGCCATTTCTGCCACAGCTCGACGATGCGTTCCTGGATCCATCCGACGTGGGCGCGGTGGTCGATGATCTCCACAGGTGTGAGCCAGCGGTCGCGGCCGCACGCGGCGATCGTGGCGGAGTCGCGGTTCGGGGACACGTCGATGCCGAGCACCACGTCGAAGCCGAGTACCACGTCAGGCTTTTCGAGTTTCTCCCAGTCGTGCATGTCGATAACGGCGACTGCTTCGATGGCGGGCCACACGTTGAGCCATTCGCGGGCGAACAGTTCGGGCGCGGTCGTCTGGGCGGCTTCGGCGACTGCGTCGAGGTTGACGCCGCCCACCTCGGCCAGTGTCGGGATCGCCTGTCGCCATACGGCTTCGTCGAATGCGTCGATCTTGTCCTCGGCCGGTGCCCATTCGAACCAGCAGAGTCGGCCGTCGTCGCTGTCGCGTTCCTGGTGACCCAGGCCCCGGTAGTGGTTGAGCATGGTGCTGTCGGCGTCGCCGGCGTTCGACAGGATCCACAGCTGCGCCTGTTCCTTGGTTGCCATAGTTGGTTGCACGGCCGCTACCACGTCCATGTCGACGTTGAGGGCTTCGTCGATGACGACGAGGTCGCAGGTGAGGCCCCTGGAGCCTTTCCGGTTCGGGGTCACAATCCGGTACTGGGAGCCGTTTTCCATGATGAGCGCCTCCTGGCCGTTGGCGCGCATCACACGGCGGACCCGTTTCCCCATCGACGAGTCGAGGATGAGTTCGCAGTGGGCGTCCCACAGGTAGCGGGCCATCCCTCGGTCCTGGGCGGTGAATGCGACTACGTGGCCGGGTTGGAGCAGCTCGAGGGCGATGCGTGACGCGGCGAGGGCGGTTTTGCCGTTCTGGCGGCCAACCGAGACGCCGACGGTGCGGTATCGGTAGCGGCCGTCATCGTGCTCGAGGGCGACGTCGGCGACGAGGCGTTGCCAGTCGAACAGGTTCCAACCGAGCGCGCCGGCGACACGCGCCAGATGATGCCCGTGCGTTTCACGTTTCGACCTGGGCGTCCCCCACCTAGGAGGCGTTGCCACGGGTGATCTCCTCGACGAGGTCGTCCCAGACGTCGCCGCTGTCGGCGACCCCCAACTCGTGCAACACCCTAATCACCTGGTTGGAGATGTTCGCCGAGTTGCCGAGGCCCTCGCCTGTCGCCTGGATGTGGTCGAGTGCCCAGGCGAGGTGCTGCAGGTTTTCAGCCAGGAGCGCGTTCGGGTTGTCGAGTTTCGCTATTACAACCTCGGCGGCTTCCTGGTGGCGGCGCATCACCAGGTCCTCGAGGTCTTCGGCCGGCTGCGGCGACGGTTCGTCATCCTGGCGGCCCGCTCCGAGTTGCATTTACGGCACGCCGCGACGAGCTGCCCGACCCACAGCTCAGGGCTAGGGGCCTCGGCCAGCGGCGGGACGTGGTCGGCGGTTGTGGCCGGCCGGTCCCGGCACCAGACGCAAACCGGCCCAGGCGCAAGGAGACGCGCTCGGGCTTTCTGGTACGCCTTCCCCCGGCCTTTCGCTGCCATGACGTTACGCAGCCTTTCCGATGCTTCTCGGGGGAACCTCGGGGAGACGCAGCCTTACGCAGCCTTTCCGGGCCGTCT